CGGTATGGCTATGAAAGATGTACCAATGGATAAAAAGAAAAGCTTAGGTGCGTTACCAACAGAAGTACGTAATAAGATGGGCTTTAAGAAAGCTGGTGGTAAAGTTAAGAAAATGATGGGTGGCGGTATGGCTATGAAATACAAACATGGTGGAATGACTAAAAAATGTCCTCGTGATGGTATTGCGATGAGAGGAAAAACAAGGGCTTAATTATGATGAAATGCAGAGGTATGGGTGCGATTAAACCAGTCGCTTTTAAGAAAGGCGGTAGTACCAAAGATGCGTGTTATCATAAGGTAAAAGCTAGTTACAAAGTTTTTCCAAGTGCGTATGCTTCTGGTGCTATTGCCAAGTGTAGAAAGAAAAGAGGCGGTAAAAAATAGTGGCTGTCCGTAAGACTAAAAAAGGTCTTGCTTTAAAAAGATGGTTTAAGGAAGACTGGAAGGACGTAAAGACAGGCAAAGCCTGTGGTCGTAAGAAAGGTGATAAACGTGGTACACCTTATTGCAGACCTAGTAAACGAGTGTCAAGCAAGACTCCTAAGACATCAGGAGAAATGACGGCAGCTCAAAGAAAGAAACGTATTGCTCAGAAGAAAAGACTTGGGCAACCAGCTGGTAAGCCACGTAGAGTATCAGCACTTAGAAGGACAAAGAGGAAAACATAATGGCAGTATCAGGAACAACAACGTTTAACTTAGATTTAAACAACCTTGTAGAAGAAGCATTTGAAAGATGTGGTGCTGAGATGCGTACAGGGTATGACTTACGTACTGCTCGCAGAAGCCTAAACTTACTTACTGCAGAGTGGGCTAACCGAGGCATTAATCTTTGGACTATCGAAGAGGGTACTCTTTCTCTAACCACAGGTACTATAACTTACAATCTTCCTACTGATACGATTGACTTGATTGAACAAGTTATTAGAACAGGCACAGGTACTAACCAACAAGATATTAATATTAATAGAATATCAGCTCCTACTTATGGAACAATACCTAATAAGAATGCAACAGGTAGACCCGTTCAGGTATGGATAAACAGACAAGCAACACAACCAAATATAAATGTATGGCCAGCTCCAGAAGATAACAGCTATACATTTGTCTATTGGGCACTCAAAAGAATTGATGATGCAGGTACAGGAGTAAATACACAAGATATACCATTTAGGTTTCTACCTTGTTTAGTTGCAGGACTTGCATTTTATTTAAGTTTAAAAATACCTCAAGCAGGTGATAGAACTCAGTTTTTAAAACAAGAGTACGAAGAGCAGTGGGCACTAGCTTCAACTGAAGATAGAGATAAAGCTACTCTAAGACTCGCACCCCGTAGACAACACATATAGGAGATAAGATGAAGAAAAAAGTTATGAAGAAAAAAGCTTTTAAAACTCATATGATGTATGACAAAAAGACAGGTAAGGGTGTAAAAGCTCCTACTATGGCTAAACACTTAGCCTTAAAGAAAAAAGGTTATGGTCATACTAAGCCTAGGAAAAAGTAAATGAGTAAGTACGCTTCAGCAAAATATGCGATTGCCGAGTGCGACAGATGTGGCTTTCAATATAAGCTAACAGAACTAAAAGACTTATTTATAAGAACTACAGAAACCAATATAAAAGTTTGTAAAGAGTGTTGGGAACCAGACCATCCACAGAACATGCAAGGTATGTATCCTGTAGATGACCCTCAAGCAATACGAGACCCAAGACCTGATAAAAACTTAGAAGAACAAAGAGATTATCAATATGGGTTTAACCCCGTAGGACTCAATAATCCTTTACAATTAGAGGGATTAGTAGATAATTTAGAAAGTGATGGTCAAATAGGATTAGTCACTATTACAACAACTTAGGAGTAAATGATGAACAAAGATAGAAAAGGAGCTAAGGTAACTTACAAGCAACCTGAAAATGTTGCTACACCTAATACAGGCGGTTATCCTGAAAAGAATGTAAAGACTGAAGGTGTGGTTACTCGTGGTAACGGAGCAGCTACAAAAGGAACTAAAGCTAGAGGACCAATGGCATAATGACTTATACCGAGTTAGTAGCAGCAATCAAATCGTACACAGAGAATGACTATAGTACGACTGATGTTAATACTTTTATTCAAAATGCAGAGCAACGCATACATAATACTGTGCAGTTACCCGACTTACGTAAGAATGTAACGGGTACAATGTCATTAGGTAATAAATATTTTTCTCTACCTAGTGATTGGTTATCTACTTTTAGTATTGCTGTCATAAATAGTGACAACGAATACACTTATCTTTTGAATAAAGATGTTAACTTTGTGAGAGAGTCGTTCCCTGATACTGACTCTGGGTTCTTTGGGAAACCTGAATATTATGGTATATTTGATGATACAACAATGATATTGGGACCAACACCAGATGCTAATTACAGTGCTGAGTTACATTATTACTATTACCCACAAACTATTGTTACTGCTGGTAATACTTGGTTGGGGGATAACTTTGATACTGCGTTGTTTTATGGTGCATTACTGGAAGCAGCTGCGTTTATGAAAGAAGACCCAGACACAGTAACTCAATATACAGCAAGGTATAGTGAAGTCATGCAGTTGTTGAAAAACTTAGGTGATGGTAAAAATAGACGTGATGCTTATAGAAGTGGACAAGAGAGGATACCAGTAAGAAATGGATAATAAAGCAGAAGTATTACAAGGTGTTGACTATGATGTAATTACTACATCAAACGGAGGGATGACACCTGAGCAAGTAGCAGAATTAGCTCTTGCAAAAATAATTTATGTAGGTAAAGATGCTAACCCTTTATTGAAAGAACAAGCAGAAGCTTACAAAGATAGCATTAGGCAAGTCCTAGTGTTTTATATGAAGCAGGCTATAAGGTCTAATCATACAACTATAGCGAATAAACTGCATGAAGCAGGGCATTCTGAATTAACTAAACTTTTGGAGATATAAAATGGCAATTTCTCAAGCAATGTGTACGTCATTTAAAGTTCAGTTGTTGAACGGTATTCATGCATTTAGTACAACAGTAGCTCGTGGTAATACGAACGCTGATAGTTTTAAATTAGCATTATATACTTCATCAGCTTCTTTAGGTGCTGGTACTACAGCATATACAACTTCTAACGAAGTTTCAGGAACAGGATATACAGCAGCAGGTGCAGCACTTACCGCTGTCGCTCCTACATCATCTGGAACTACAGCATTTTTAGATTTTAATGATTTAACATTTTCTACAGCTACAGTTACAGCTCGTGGTGCGTTAATTTATAATGACACACAAAGTGACAAAGCAGTTGCGGTGTTAGATTTTGGTGGAGATAAGACATCTACAGCGGGAGACTTCACTATAGTATTCCCTGCAGCTGATGCTTCCAACGCAATTATACGTATAGCTTAGGAGTTTTAAATGGCACTTGTTTTAAACGACAGAGTCAAAGAGACTACCACAACTACAGGGACAGGGACAGTCACCTTAGGTGGAGCTGTATCTGGGTTTGATACTTTTGCTGCAGGTATTGGCAATAGTAATACTACATACTACTGTATTCAATTAGCAGCAGAGTTTGAAGTAGGTCTAGGTACCTTAGCAGCTGATAGTTCAACTCTTGCTCGTACTACAGTCATATCAAGTTCTAACAGTGATAATGCTGTCAACTTTTCTGCAGGGGCTAAGAATGTGTTTTGTACACTACCTGCTAGTAAAGCAACAGTATTAGACGCTAGTGGTAATCTGACTTTAGCAGGAGCAGTTCAACTAAATTCTACTTTTACTGTAGGTGCTAACGACCAAGGTTATGATGTTACTTTGCATGGTGATACTGCTTCTAGGAATGTTGTTTGGGATAGTAGTGCAGATAGTTTAATATTCTCAGACAATGCTAAAGCTATCTTTGGTGGTGGTTCTGACTTACAGGTTTATCACGATGGTAGTGATAGTTACGTTGATGATGCTGGTACAGGAATTCTTTTTCTTAGAGGTAACTCTGCTGTAAAACTTGCTAAATATACAGGTGAAGCAATATTAGATGGTAATGCAGATGGTTCTGTTGTGCTTTATCA